TCGTCGCCGGGGGAGAGGACCTCGTAGACGAAGGTTGTGCTGCCGTTGGTCTCGCGGATCTGATCGCCTCGCTTGGGCAGCGTCGCTTGGCCATCGAGCACGAGGTCGGCCGTGCGGATCAGGTAGTCCCGGCTCTCGGTCTTGGTGACGACTCCGTACTCGTCCGCTTGCTCGAAGACAGTCCGCCCGATCGTCGCTTGGACTTCGACTGTGCTCGTGCCACGCGCATACGACACCGTCCGCGTCATGTGCTGGTGCCGCTGGTTGTCGAGCCAGCTCGCGCCTTGTTCGAGCAGATCCGCCATCGAATCTCCTTACTGATTCATCCGCACACGCACGACCTCGTCGTCGTCCGCTGCCGCCGCGACACTCCGCCCGATGCGCTTGTTGGCTCCGCTGGCGCTGTCCGTCGTCGCCTCACCGGCCGACTCATCCCAGTACACATCGAGCCCGACACCGATCGCCGTGCTGGCACCCGTCGCCTTGGCGATGTCGTAGACACCGGTCAGTTCGAGCGTGCCCAGTGTGCCCGCCGGGATGTTGCGCTTGGTGATGCCGACGAGCTCTCCCTGCACGACCACCTCACCAGCGGACACATCCGCCGCCGGGGTGTAGTCGATGCCGTTGCCTTCATGGATGTAAGTTGCGTTCATTGCTGTGTTCTCCTCATCGATGGGCTCCTTGCCATCGAGTTGATCGCTGTTTGGAAACTGGGTCATGGGTCATTCCCGCTCGGCCTCACCGATCAGGCTTCGCCCTTGAGCTTCACGCCGCCACGGGGCTCCTGAAGCGCGACGCCGAAGTCGTGGTAGCCGCGCATCTGGATACCGAGGTTGTTGAAGTCGGCGTCGGCGCTCTCGACGGTCGGCTGCTGCTGGCCGTTCAAGAATGCCACTTCGATCACCGGCATGTCGTTCGGGTCAGCGAGCAGGTACCACGCCTTGGTCGAGTTGCCCGTGTAGTTGGTGTTGCTCAGATAACTCGAGCGCACCGGCCGGAACTTACCCGCGTGAGGATTCGCCACCGGCGTCTTCTTGCTCGACCCCGGGTCACGCAGCTCGGTGCTGTTCATCACCTGCGTCGCGGGGACATAGAGCGCATTGGGCACGAGCAAGATCACCGGGGCCACCGCCAGCGGGTGCCCGTCGGGGTCCGTCTGGTCGAGGAACATCGTCTCGGCCTGCGTGAGCGCGTCGATGCCCAGGGCCGTGTCCGCACCCTCGGCGTAGTTGTTGTTGCCCGCGGTGAAGAAGCCCGCGTTGTTGAGGAATGTGGACCAGAAGACCTCGTTGAGTTTGAGGGCACCGCCGCGTCCGAGCCGACGGGGTACAGCGGTGAGTGCATCCAGATCATCGTTGATCAGGTCACGCCGGTCGATGCCGAACATCCGCCCGTAGGTCTTGGCCTGATTCGTGTACGCCGTCTCGCCGACGGTCGCGTGCTTGAGTTCGCCGCCGGGCGCGATTTCTTCGTAGACGAACCCGCCGGTGAGCGAGTAACTCGATACCTGCTTGAAGTCACGCACCGAGCGGATGGCCGCGATGTCCCGCCAGGTCGATTCGACCGCATCGAACCCGGCCCGCAGGAACTTGTTGGCGACATTGCTCAGGATTCCGGGCAAACTCATCGTGCTGAGCCCAGCCGCCTGCACATCGGCGAAGGCGAACTGGAGCAGCCCCTTGAGGTCACTTCGGCCGTAGCCGCGGTATCCGTTGGCCTGGGCGAAGATCAGCAGCGTCTCGCACAGCCCAAGCCCGTGGCGATACTGGCGGCTGGCGGCGTCGAGTGTCTGCTCGCTGAAGTTGGCTTCGAGCGTCTCGGTGTCGAGTCCACCGGCAAAGCAGAGGGCCGCCTCGATGACCGGGCCGTTGAGCCGATCGTCCTGCCGACGCGGCCCGCCGATCCCGTGAAACGATCGCCCGATCCGCATCAGCTCGAGCTGGTACTTGTCCGTCTTCCAGCCCGCTTCGAGCGCCGCGTGCGCCAGCTTGCCGAGCTCATCGGCAAGCTCGGGACGCTGAGCGAGCACCTCGGCCGTCATCTCCTGGATGCGCTGTCGCCGCTCGGACTCGGCCCGCGCTTTGGCGGTGATCTGGTCGATCTCGGCCGCCGGATCGCTGGCGGTGATGCCCGGCATCCGGGTCTTCGGGGCAGGCGCACCGGGCGAGGTTTGCTGCGCCTCGATGGTCGTCTGGGCGGTCTGCGTGTTGGCGGTCGTTGTGATCGCCGGGGTCTGGTCGTTGGGTGTCTCTGGCATGGAACCGTTCTCCTGTTGCATGGATTGCTGCTGGTGTGGAGGGTGCTCGTGGGGGTGGTGTGCTGCGATGCGGGCGCTGGTCTGTTGGTCCGCGCCCAGATCCACGAAGCTGATCTCGTTGAGCGTGGTCTTGTGGGCGACATAGATGGGCCCGGTGAACTTGCGGCGATTGACGGTCACCGCAACATCGCGTTTGATGAACTCGAGCTCGTCGACCGAGGCACCGATCGAAGCCTGCCACGGGAAGCCCTTCTTGCCGCTGGCGACGATCTCCTGGGCGGCGGGCGTGTCGCGCGAGACGACACCCTCGGCGATGAGCTTGCCGTCCTCGATGGCAATGCGTTGCGTGTGTCCGACGCCTTCGAGTGCCGAGTGCTGGAAACGCACGGGCCGCTGCTGGGTCGGGATCGTCATGCCGTCAAGGTTGACGACGACCGGGTAGGCGAACCCGAGCGTGCGGATCGGGCCGCCGGTGTAGGCGACCATCGAGAACTTCGGCAGCCCATCAGCGCCGTTGCCACCACCCGATGGTCCAGCCGCCTCGATCGCGACTTCACAGTTGATCGCCAGGATGTCAGGCGTTGTCGACATTGTTTGTCTCCTCGGTCGATGCGGGGTTGGCAACACCCGGGGCTCCCGCTGCATCCGGGACCTGAATCCCGAGCGATTCCATGAGCTCTCGTTCCTTGGCGATCTGCCGCAGCTCGGCTTCCCAGTCGAGCCCCTGCTTGGCGTACTCACGCGCCAGCGAGGTCGTCCGGCTCGTCAATCGCGTCGCCTGGGCATTGGCTTCCTTGGCCGGATCCACATGCTCGTTGCCGTCCCAGAACCACTGGTGACCCCCACGATCCCCATGCCCCCCACGAGTGCGCAACGCATCGCGTGTCCGCATCGACTGCGGCAGCAGCCCCTCGACCAGCACCGCCTCATCGAGCCAGGCATTGAAGATGCGATCGAGCACGACACGCTCGATGTACGCCTGCTCGATGCGGATGCTCTTGAAATAAGTCTGGTGGTCGAGTCGTCCGGAGGCGTAGTTGTACCCGGACGAGTTGCCCGCAGCGACGTTGAACGGCATGTTCAGGCACCGCGCGATCTCGTTGAGGATCTCGCGTTTGAAATCGCCGTAGGTCGTCGAAGGCTGCTCGGCCTTCATCTGTGCCATCTTCCACCCGCCGGGAAGGGTGAGGAGCATGCGCTGTTCGAGCTCGACGGTGTCCATCGGCTCAATCGGGTCGGCCTCGCCGTCGGGTGGAGCGTCGGTCTGCAGCACGCCCGCAAAGTCCGCCGCCGTCTCGGCGGCACTGATCACCGCGAGCGTGAAGCGACGCAGCTGCGCAAACAACGGCAGGGCGGGTGTGATATCGGGGATGCCTCGGCTCTGCCCCGGTCGGTCGGCCCGGAAGTAGTGGATCATCACCGCCGCCGGGATCCGGTCGTAGTCGAGGTTGGCCAGCCATCGCTGGTTCCCCGGGTGCTGCTTGAGGATGTGGTATTCAACCGGGTTGCCGAAGTCGTCAAAGACGATGCCGTCGATCGCACGGGGCTGGTTGGTGCGGAGGTCAGGCGTGGCCACCTGATCGGCCTCGATCAGCCGCACATCGAGCTGCACTGGCGAAGCGAGCTTCGGGTTCCGGGCCAGCAGGCAGAACACCTCGCCCGACTCGGCCCGGGCTTGGCGCATCGTGCGGAGCTTGGCGGGCAGATCCGTCGCCCGAGCCCACCGCATGAACGCCGCTTCGATCCGCCGGTCGGCTTCGGCATCACCCGTCAACATCTGCAGCCGAGGGCCCGTGCCGATGACATCGTTGGCCAGCGTCAACACGATCCCGCGTGCGTAGGAGTTGTTGGCGACCTCGTAGCGGGCACGGTTCCGCAGGACGCGCCGGACCTCCGGACTCGCAGCCGCGTCGGCGCTGAGTCCGTCGGCGTTGGCCCAGTGGCGACGGTTCCCGTCCGTGGTCACCGCCGCGTCGTACCGGGCGCGAAGAGGCTGCAGACTGATCGCCCGTGTGCGTACACCGACACAACGATCGGCATGTTTGCCGCCGCGATGACGTGGCGCGCGCAGGTTGTGCATCAGTCGCATGAGCATCCGTGCTCGTTCCTCATCAGTTCTTCAATTAAGCGGTCCCCGGCGGTACCGCCTTGGCCATCTTGATCCCCAGCCTCTTCTTCTTCGCAGCCGCCTTCGAGTTCAGGTAGCGGTCCGCTTCGATCTGATCCTTCAGATCGTGCTGCTCCACTTCGCCGCTGTCGCCCTTGGCCCGCTTGGGCCCGGCCGCGTTGTCCTTGATGGCTTGTTCGACTTCGTCGGGCATTGGTACTTCCACAGAGGCGTGCAAAAACGCACGGCCTCTCTGGGTTCTCTATGCCATTGATTCAGACGATGCCCGTTTTCGAGTCGGGAACAGCCGGATCGTTCCACCGGTAGACATGCGGATCGGGTTGCGCGTTCGAAAAGACTGTGAACGAGATTGGGGCATTGCCAAGACTGACGGGGCAGCATCCCGAAACCAGCGGTGGGTTGACAACCTGGTTTCAACGATATCGAACCAGCTGATTACTCAGGCATATCCGGCATGTCGAGAAGGAATCTCCAGATGGGCACGACTTGGATGGTGCCGCCGTCTGTCTGCACGACTTCGTTTTCGTTCCTCGTCACGATGGTGCCCGTCTTGAGCTTGAGTTCCGCCATGGCTTCACTCAGGGCCGCCACCTCCCGCTTCCTGGTCCCGCTGTCGGCGAGGGATTCGCAAACCTGGACCAGCATCCTGGGACGGTTCCTTACCGGCAGAACGAAGTCGACCTCCTTGCCCGTGCTGGTCTTGTAGTAGTAGACCTCCGGGTACAGACGGCGAAGCGCTGTGAACACGAGATTCTCGAGCAGGTGTCCTGAGTTGACGAGGATTCCGGAAGAAACCGATGTCACCAGGGAGTGATCGATGCAGTACACCTTCTTGGGATTGGTCTGGCTGCGGGCGATCGATGCATCGAACAACCGCACGCTGAACAGGAAGTACGCGTCCTCGAACCAGGCGATGTAGTCCGACACCGACGACTTGGGAACCTTGTGCCCAAGCCCGCTCAGATACCCCTTGAGCCGGTTGACCGAGTAGAGCGAGGCGGTGTTGTCCACCAGCCAATGCGCCAGATCGGAGACCGCCCTCGGGTGCGAAACATCGTGTCGTTCGACGAGATCCCGAAACAGGATCACCTGGAAGTATTCCTGATGCGTCTTGATCCGAAGGTTTCTGTCCAGATCGATCACCTCCGGGAATCCACCCGTCTCCCAGAATTCGTCGAAGGCCTTCCGAACGATCAGCTGCCTCTTGGTCGAGAGTGATCCATCCCATTTGATGTTCCGCGCGTCGAGAAACTCGCGAAACGAGAACGGGAACATCTCCCACGACAAGGCTCGGCCGCGCATCTGCGTGGCAATCTCCTTGGAGAGCATCCGCGCCGATGAGCCGGTCAGATAGACCTCGCACTTCTCGGTGCGCATCAGCCGATCGATGAACGGTTCCCAGCCGGACAGTGCCTGGATCTCATCGAAGAAGCAGTACACGGTCTCGGTGTTCTTCTTCTCCGGATAGAGCGAGTAGTACGCTTCCAGGATGACCGCGAGATTGTCCCGTTGCAGGCCATGCAGCCGGTCGTCGAAGAAGTTCAGGTAGAGGATGTTCTTCCTCGAAACGCCACCATCAGCCAGCCTCTGCATGATCTGGTTGAGGTGGGTTGATTTCCCGCTCCGGCGGACACCGATGCAGACAGCCGCCTTGCCGGCAACCGGCTCCAGACGCAGCCGCCGCGGCACGCCGGTGAAGAGCGGTGCTTCCTGCGAGTCCAGGATGATGGTCTTGAGTGTATCCAGCATGAGGCACATCCGGTATCATTATCGTCCAGTTATTGGCCAAACTGGACAGAATAATAGCCGGATTGTGCGGGATTGGCCAGCAGGCCGCCCGGATCAGCCAGCAAACGGGCCTCAGGCGTGCCTACGGGAAGACTTTGGATGAAGCCACATCGCCGTCGGCAGATTCAAAGTCTGACTTTGAAACAGCCGGGCTGAACCCCCGTCATCCAGCCATGCGCTCCGCCGTCGTCACCCGCCTTCCGCAATTACGGCACTCACGCCGGCGGATGATCCGCCCGCCCCACGCCCGGCGGGTGTAGACCACGCGGAGGTCGGTGCAGCCGCAGCCCGGACATCGAAGGCCGCGTTGTTCGCCCGTCTTTGCCCTGCCCTTTCCATCCACCATCATCTCCTGGCCCTTTGCATTTCCGACAGCTTGATCCGGGGCCGCTTGGCCGCCGGTTGACTCCCTGTCCCGAAGAGCACCGCGCCCTGAATGGAAGCCGCGACGGCCGCCCCGACGAGACAATCCAGCCAGTGGTTGTCGAGCCCGGGCTGGCGGAGCTTCCATTCATCGACGGTTCGCCCACGCCCTTCAGTCTTGACCCGATACTCGGCCGTCAGGTGCTCAGCGATGAGGCGATGGGATCCAGGCCCTCGTGGGGGTCGGCCGAACAACGCCAGGCAACCCGGATCACCCATCGGGACTGCGAGCCGGGCGTGAACGAACGACTTCCAGTAGTTGGTATCGAAGACCACATGCCGCACCGCCCGCTTGTTCGCGACATTGGGAATCCGCCAGTTGTGCCCGACGCGATCGCCGCGTTTTCGCTTGTACTCGCTGAACGGCATGCTCGACGCGCCGACATACCGGCCGTGGCTCGGCAGGAGCACACTGGCGAACTTGCTCTGACGGCAGAACTGGTAGACGACATCGGTCGACGCACCCCAGTTGGCGTCGATCAGGCAGCGGTCGATCCGCACCATTGCTCCATCGTCGCGTCGCCATTCTTTGCCGAGCGTGGCCTCGGTCAGCCGTTCGAGCCCGGCATAGATCGCCCCCTCCTGCCCGGCTCTTGGAGCTGCGGCCATGAGCGTCCGCCGCATCTCGCGGAGGGTGAAATACTGCTGCTTCTGGTCGGGCTCTGTGCCGTAGTCGATGATGTGTCCTGTGAAGTCGTCCGCCCATGCTGCAACAAGCCAGAAGAGTGCCTTGCCCTGCACATCGATGAACATGGTCAGGTGCGAACAGCTGATCGGGACTTTGCCTCGCTTCATGCCGTTGGTTTTAGCGGCGATCTGCTCGGCGGTGAGGAGTTCATCGTCGGGCTCATTCTCGGGCAGCGGTTCGTTCTGATACTCCGCCCAGAACGCGGCCTCGTTCTGGTACTTCAGGTTCATCGCGTGCTGGATGGCCGAGAGCTCATCGTGGTTG